TTGTTCTTGAATAGTACAGATGTACTAGCAGAATTGGAGCTTGCATTTGTTTCAATTGGATTTGCATCCAACAGTTCATATCCAAGACTATTATTTTTAAGTACAAGTTCTGCTGGTCTTGTTAAATTAAATTCTGCTCTATAAAGAGTAAATTTAAGATCTTCAAAAATATTTTCTGTCCAACTTTCAGTATTCTGAGATTTGTATACAGAACCTAGAGATGGTTGTGTGGTAATAACAGTGCTTGTAGCAATATCAGTTTCACCCAATTCAGAAACCCAAAGTTGATAATCAGTAGAATCAGTTTCTACTACCAATGCATATTCATAACCGTTTTGTAAATAAACGGGATAATTAAATGCAAAATGTGTTGCTGTAGTAGAGTTTGTAACTTCACCTGCATCGGTTGATACACCCATTACAACAGCAGGCGAATCAATCTCAATGAATGTTTGGATTTCACACCCACCAGCTCCGTTTCCAACTCCTTTAACGACCACAGAAGGTGCTTCTGTATAACCAAAACCAGTAAGAGACACTTCAGCATTGTAAATCTTACCGCCAGAAACTTCAATACTTGCAGTTGCAGTAGCACCACCAGGAAGTTGTGGACTTTCAATTGTAAGAATTGCACTATCATAGTTTAAACCAGGATTAGTAATTCTCATCTTAGAAACTTTACCACTATCCTTTACGATAGAAAGAACTAAATCTGTAGCATTGGTTGCATTAGCAAGAGTTATAGATGGAATAATTAAATCTTCATTCTGAATAAAAGATTTACCATTATGGTTACTTAGAACTACAGTATAAACTTGCTCATTAGTAAGACTATACTTACCAGAAGCAGTAGCTACTAGTTCAACATTATTCTTATCAAATACTTTAAGTATAGGACCAGATGCAGAAGAAGATGCACCAGTTACACTTTCTCCTTTATATACTGATAGGTTTCCACTAGCAGAACACTTAAGAGAAGTATTTGGTGATAAAGTTTTTTCGGAACCAGGAACAATATTCTTAGCAGGTTTTTCTGCATCAACATTAGTAATATAAGCTTTAACTGGAATATTATCACTCTTCTTACTAAAGAATAGATCAACACCAGTTACAAAACATCCACCCTCTAGATTTTCTACTTTAAATGTTTGTGCAAGAGGATTAGGTCTTACAGGATTATCAGTATTACTTTCAATTAACTGAACACCTTCATTTGATTTAAAGTAAGATGGTTTTGTAGAAACAATACTTGAAGGATTTTCTGGAAGAATACCAGTAGCATAATACTTAACTTCTGTATAACTATCAACTTCCTCTTTAGAAGCATTAGTAGAACTAGAAGTAAATCTAAATGTTAATTCACCTGATGTTACAGAAACCTCTTCTGCAGATGTATCATATGATACAGTATTAACATCTCCAGACCATGTTGCATTTTCCAATGGTGGCAATCCAGATGGAACAATAATTAAACCACTAGCATTACCATATTCATCAGTTGTAATCTCTCCATTAAATGCAGATGGAGAATTACCAGCAATACCTGTAAATCTAAGATCTGGATTTACCCAACGTCCAACATCTCTTCCTTCTAGGAAAAGATAGAGTTTGGTGTTTGGTTTCATTCGTCTTACAACATACTTAACAGGAATACTTCTAGCAAAGAATGCTAATGAAGTTGAAACTTGATTTTCACCAACACTCTTAGTTTGAATTCCTTTACCAATATCATTATTTTGAGGACTAATATTAGAAGAACTTGCTACAGATGCACTAGTAACAGAAGTTGTAGCTTGTTGTGTATTATTTTCACCTAAGGAATTAATTGCAGTGAAGGAAGAAGATGTTCCAACCCAGTTAACTACAAAAGAATTATAGAGACTTGAGAAACTTTCCTTTACATTTTCTTTTGCTAAGAAAATATTAAAGAGATCGGTATTTGTATCTACTACAAGTGGTTGTTCTGTTTGATCATACCAATGATCTACAGATGGAGAAATTTCTCCATCACCAACATATTGAAGAACAACGAATGGGTTTGGATTTAAAGTTTTAGATGCAAAACTATTTCCAAGTAAAGACAGTGGGGAATATGGTAAGGTTACCATGTCTCCAGATTTTTTATAACCAGAAACAGATCTTTGATCTTCTCTTACATTTACTTCTTCTAAGTTAATAGAATCTTCTTTTGCTTGAGGACGTAGGACACTTTGTTGACTGTCTACTGCACATCTATAATCAAGAGATTGTAAGTTACCAACTTTATGTGCTTCAAAATTATCAACAAAGAAACCAGACTTAAATCTATCAAGTCCAATTTCATCCTTAACCTGCATATTAAGAGCTTGTTGCTCTAGGATGCTAAGTGTAGTGTAATACTCAAGTCTCTCAACACGTTTCTCTAGTTTACCAATATCACGCATTGTATAACGCTTATTGTCAACAGGAGTAATCCTTACATCTTTAGTTGTCTTTGTAAATGCAGGAATATATGCATAGAAAAGAGGTACAGCATCATCAATAGGATCTGGTTTGGTTGGATTTAATGAAGAATTTCCTTCTTTAACTATGAAACTACCTTTCTTATCTAAGAAGATACCATCAATACGATCTAAGTATTGAATTTGACTGAATGAGAAGGTATATTCCAATCCCAAATCTGGAGCTGGAGTGCTTGCTAATACTGCACCAGCACCAGCAAAAGATCCAGCAGTAGTCTCAAGAGACGCAATGTTAAGGAAACCAGGAATAATAGCACTGGTATCTACCTTAGGTCTGAAATCAATTACGTTTTTAAGTTCTAAATTACCATGAACTGAAGAGTTGAAAGATGGAATTTCATCTTCTGGAACACCTGCTTCATGTAGGTAACTATCAATAGTACAGAAATCACCTTGAGATTGTTCAAAGTAATCAAATGCAATTAGTAGTTGACCAACAGCAGGTTCAAAACCTGGTTTGAGAACGATTCTAGAAACATCATATAGTGTATCTCTCTGACCACTGTCAAATGTATATCTAGAACTAACATCAGTTCCAGAAATCAAATTACCTATAGAATCTACATTGGGTGGTTGAGATGAAGTTCCCTCATAAACATATTTTAATTTAAACGCATCAGAATATGATAGAGTTTCTACTACTTCACTATCATAGTCACTTCCTCTAAATGGAACGATGCGATCACCAGCAGAAGCAATAACAAGTCTCTTATTTCTTATAGCAGTCTTAAGTCTTGGTTTTGCATTAGTTACTTCCAGAGTTGCAGAAAGTTTTAATTTAGGATAAGTTCCATTAGTAGGAATAGTTCCAAAATATGTTGATGGTAATTGTAAACTAATACTACCAGAAGTTAAACCGCTAGCTGTATCAGTAGCAGATGTAATTTCTACAGAATCTTCACCAACATAGAGAATATCTCCCTTAATAATATCAGGAGCATCACCTGGATCTAATACAGTAATAACAAAATTACTTTCACTAAAAGATGCAAATCTCTGTGTACCAAATGGTAATTGTGCAGCAAATGTAATTGTACCACCACCAGAAGATGCAGTAGTTACAAAATCTCTACGGAAATAATACTTTATCTTAGTATCATCTCCACCAGCAGAAACTTGAGAAACTTGCTTACTACCAGTTGGGAATAATAATGTACCTGAATTGGTATTTTGTACCTTTGGACGTAAACGTACAATACTGGTGTTTGTAACATCACCAGGTAAAACTGTATCTACATAAATTCTAGATTTAGATGATCCTTCTTGTGTTGTAGCATATTGTACTACTGTACGAACTAGGTTGTTAGTATTATCAGAGAATTGTATAAGATCTCCTTGCTGTAATAAAATAGATGCATCTGCACTAAAACTAGTTGACTCAATAAAATTAGATCCTTTAATACCAAAGAAAGTATAATTTGTTACTGCTTTAATATCAGAGTATTCTTGACTATCTACAACAACGTCTGCAGAGAAAGAATTGGAGTTTCCAGAACCATACGCACATCCAACAGATTTAACATTCTGTGGAGTGTATGTAGTTACTGTATTTCTGAATAAAACAGGTACAACAGAAGCTGCAGCACCAGGAGAAGCTGCACCATCAGGAGTCTTTACAGTTACTGCTGGAGGTTGTGCATACTCAATATTTACTGCTCTTCTATTAACAATAATAGCATTGTAAATATTACCTGCAAGATTTTTACCTAAAGAAATTTTTGATGTGTCAAATTCAAGACCATTAATTAATAGAGATATACCATCAGCATATCCCAAACCTCTATTCGGAACTATGAAGTGTGAAATTGTATTATCTTTCGCAATCTTTACAGTATTACCACTTTCATCTCTAAGTGTCTCACCAGATTGAAACTTACCAGATAAAGTTTTAACAAATAAAATCCTTCCTGTACTATAAACACCAGAAGAAGATCCTTCTACAACACCATATGCATTACTATTGATACCAAATACATACTTACCTTCATCAAATGCATTAGCACCTGCAGGAATATTTTCTAAAATAATTTTAGTAAAGAATTGTGGATCAAAATAAGAATATCCAAATGTAGTATTATATGAACTGGTACCTGCTTCTAAACGACCTTTTGATAATACTATATCAGAATCTGAATCAAATCCAGATCCTCTTTTCTGTAAAAAGAAATTACTTGGTTTTGTTTTACCAATAACAGGAGTAATAATATCTGAATAGTCTACGATAAATCCAAATTCATTATTATCTGCTGAAGCATCAGATTCTGTTAAATAAATATTTCTCCTAAAATTATCATCAGATAAATCATATTCTAAGCATAATAACTCTAGTTCACTCTTATTGCCATAAATTGTCAATTCTAAAAATTGAACAGATTCAGAAGAGTTAATTAATGGTTTGTTTGTAGTTGCAAAAGATAATGTTTTGAAAGAACTAATAGCTGTTATTGATCCACCATCTTTAGTTTTAATATAAAATAATTCACCAAATTGTGTTTGAAATGTAGAATCTGTTACAGAACCAATTAAAGTTGTAGTGTTAGTAATTTGTAAGGTAATAGTTTTAATTCCATCATCAGTATTAAAAATCTTACCTCTTCTATCAATAGTTTGTCTATGATCAGTAGATAGTTCTGTATTGTTTAAACCAATAGATCCATCATTAAATGTAGAATATAAGAATACATCTGGATAAGCAGTTAACTCAGATCCTTCTTTATTTAAAGGAACACTTCCATACACGTTAGTAATACTATATGTTGGAAGACCTTTAGTTTTAAGATTTACGTTATCGCTAGAAAGACTTTCTCTTGCCTTATTAATTTCAAGATACTTAGTTTCTTTATTGACAATTTCATATCCTTTAATATATGCTTTACCAGGACCAATACTTGCAACCATTTTCTTAGCTGCATCAGAAGCATCATATCCATTATAAAGATTAAATTCATCAGGACTGTAGATACCTTTATTACCATCTTTCTGTGCCCACTCTCTAACATCTACAGAAAAATTATCTACAATATAATCACCTGACTCATCAAATGTTCTACGTGCTAAAGTTTGTTCTAGTACACTAAAATCTGTAGAGGAAATCTTACTTCTAATTTGTCCTCTAAAAATATTCAATAACTGAATAAAGTTCTTATCAGTAATTGCATCAAGAGAAAACTCTTTTAACTCTAAACTAATCTTTAATCTATGTGCACCAGGTGCAGTATAATTTGAAGAACCAATAGAATTGTCATATAAACTTGCTTCTGTTTCTGGTGTTACAACTTCTTCTTTAATTGTAAAACCTACTTTTGCAGATGGTTTATCATAATATTCATCAATTACCAATAGTTGTTCACTATTACGAACAAAATAACCATTAACAAAATAAATACCTTCTTCTACCTTAACAGCAGAACCAAATCCCATAGCAGGACTTTCTAATGAAGTTACCTCACCTGTATCAGGATTTGTTATTTGAATACTTGTAGGAAGTACACTACCATCTGTACCAACAACTAGAAGTGGTGTATTGACACCATCAACTACTTCTAGAGTCTCACCTTGTCTAAAAGTAGACTCAGTATTAGAATTACCACTATTAACGTAACTAACAAACAAAGTATCAGCAGAAGATTCAGTTGCTAACGTTGTAGTTAATATAGTAGCTGTAACTCCAGAAGTAAGACCAACTAATCTTTGTCCTACTAACTGAGTAATATCATATTTCTTATAAACAATATCGTCTCCCTCTGAAATAGCAACCTCAGAGACAGACGATAGTTTTACGTAATCTAATTTTGTGTTGAGACCTACCTCACCAGGAATAACAAGCTCACCTTGCTTGAATGCATACTTTCCAAAACTCTCAATTTGGTTTTGGAGAATGGATTGTACTTGCGTTAATTCCCTACTTTGAATAGAGTAACCAGGACGGAATAGAATCTTATAAAAATTCTTACTCGCGTCAAAGTCCTCATAATAAGGATTAACATTTAGGTTTATCTTCTGAGGCATCGTACTCCGCCAAATTACTAAGTCTCTAGTCCCTAGTATTTAGCGTAGTTTTTAGAATTCAATAACTAACTTGATATCTTCAATCTGGTCAGGAGCACGAGT